ACGCTGAAAAAGCGGTTGAGACTTTAATGGGTAAATCACAACACTGGTTCAAAGGTGTTATGGATACTGATTATATTGACAAGATTAAAAGATCTTGGAGGTCTTATTATGGTCAATATTACGATAGAGGTCATTTTTTATCTTCTGGTGGAGAACAAGGAGAATTAGTTAACCTAGCAGTAAATCATTATAGAAACTTAGCTAGACATATTCACGTAATGGTAACAAGCACACGACCTAGCTTTCAATGTAGAGCTATCAATACTGATAGAAAATCATTGCTACAGGCTGAACTTGGAAACGGACTTCTAGATTACTATATGCGTGAAATGAAGCTAGAAACCATCATAAAGAAAGCCGTTGAGTACGCCATTGTTCTGGGTTCAGGATATATAAAGTTAGAGTGGAATAGTACAAGAGGAAAGATTTATGATTATGTTGATGTTGACGAGGATGAGATCTTCGACTACGACGATAGTGGAGAGCCTTTGGACGAAAAAGGTCAGGTTTTAAAGCCTTTTCCTATTTACGAAGGTGATGTAGAGTTTAGTCTACTGTCTCCATTTGATGTAGTTTTCGATGTTACAAAAGAAGATTACATGAAAAATGATTGGGTTCTTTGTAGAACCTTTATCAACAAATTTGATCTTGCCGCAAAGTATCCAGAGTTAGCTGAAAATCTAATTAATCAAGATACAAAAGACAAGAAAGAAAAAAGAGCTAGACGAGTACTAGCTAACCCAATTGAGCAAACAGAAGATATTGCAGTATATGAATTTTTTCATAAAAGAACGGAATCTATGCCAAATGGAAGGTATATTTTATACGCAGATTCTGATACTATCATGGAAGATACCGTAATGCCTTATAGAGACTTGCCAGTGCATCGAATTACTCCAAGTGAAATAATGGGAACTCCTTATGGTTACACAGACATGTTCGACTTACTCCCATTACAAGATATGCTGAATAGTCTCTATTCTACGGCAGCTACAAACGTAAATGCTTTTGGTGTTATTAATATTCTTAACCCAAGAGGTAACGGTGTTTCTGTAGAGCAAGTATCTGAAGGGATGAACTTTATTGAATATGAACAAGCTTTAGGTAAACCTGAGCCATTAGACTTAGTAAAGACATCTCCAGAAGTATATCAGCTTATGCAGATTATTGAGAAGACAATGGAAACTTTATCAGGTGTTAACTCTGTAGCTAGAGGTAATCCTGAACAATCATTACGTTCTGGTAACGCATTAGCATTAGTACAATCGCAAGCATTACAGTTCGTATCAGGACTTCAACAGTCTTATATTCAATTACTAGAAAGCGTTGGTACAGGTCTTATTAACTTATTAAAAGACTTTGCTAATGTTCCAAGAATTGCCGCAATTTCAGGGCTAAATAACTCAACAGAAATGAGAGAGTTTAAGTCTGATGATATTAAGTCAATTAACAGAGTTGTTGTTGATGTTGGTAACGCATTAATGCAAACAACTGCTGGTCGTGCTCAAGTAGCAGAAAACTTATTACAGATGGGACTTATCGATAGTCCAGAAAAATATTTAATGGTTATGAATACTGGTAATCTTGATTACTTAACTGAAGGTAAGATGGATGAGATGATGACCATTAAAGGTGAAAACGAAGCTATGATTAGAGGTGAAGAAGTTATTGCAATTTTCTCTGATCAACATGCATTACACATTAAAGAACATAGATCGGTACTTGCTGATTATACTCTTAGAAGAGATCCTGAGTTAGTTCAATCAGTACTAGATCATATTCAAGAACATATTAACTTATTACAAACAACTGATCCTAATATACTATCAATTGTTGGTGAACAACCGTTAGCTCCACCTCCGCAACAACCGGGTGCTGGACAACCGGGAGTTCCTAATCCACAACAACCAGCAGGTACTAATATGCCTCAAGGTGGACCGGCTCAAATGATGGATCCTAACATGGGACCACAGAACTTACCACAACCAGCTCAACCAGCAGGAGTATCTGATGGTATATTACCTCCACAGCCTACTAACCCAGCAGAGATGATGGCTAAAAATACAGGTGGACAATAATGAGTGGTAATAGAATTAGATACATTGATCACCCAGCAAAAGAAGATTGTTTAATTTCTTTGAATGAATATGTTTCTAAAAGTACAGGAGCTAGGTATAAGATAGTTCTTAACATTAAAGAAATGTGGTACGGGATTAGAAACGAAAGAAATAAAGAATTTAGTTTTAAAAGTAAACAGTACGGTAATCTAAATGTTTTAAAAAGAAATGCTAGATCTAAGTTAGAGTCATTTGGTGTTAACTTATCAAGAGAGAGCAGAGATCGTACCTTTGGGCTTTGTAAAGAAGGTTATACTCAAAAAATTCACGAAAATAATAACTAACTCCTACCATAAAGGCGGAGTAACTAATCATATAAAAACTGATTAAGGAGAAACAAATGAGTGAAGAAAACACAGCAGTTGAGTCTGTTGAAGAGTCAACGTATGCAGAAGAATCTGTAGAATCAAATGAAGAATCACAAGAAATTGAAGCAAGTAGCGAAGAGTCTAGCTACAGTCAAGAAGCCAGTTCTGAAGGTGTACAAGCTGAAACTGAAGAAGAACTTCAAGCTGAAGTAGAGCAAGCTATCGAAGAAGGTGCTACTGAAGAAGAAGTTAAGGAAATGATCAGAGAATTTACTCTTAAAGTTAACGGTAAAGAGTATAAGCGTAAGATTGACCTTAGTGATGAAGATACACTTCAAAAAGAACTTCAGATGGCTTTAGCTGGTCGTCAGGCTATGCAACGTAGTGCCGAGCTTGAGAAGGCTTACAGAAACGATATTGATAGGCTTAAAACTGATACAGCATCAGTACTTCAAGAGCTGAATATTGATCCTGTTGAATTTGCTGCTAGAGTTATTGAGAACCATTTAGAGCAAAACTCTAAGAGTCCAGAGCAGTTAGAGCAAGAAAGAATTGCTGCTGAGATTCAACAAATGAGAGAAGAGAACGAAAGGCTCAGAAAAGAAGCTGAAGATAGAACTAGACAAGCTGAAATGGCTAAAGTTGAGAAAGAGATTGAAACTGACATTTTAAGTGCTCTAGAAGGAGACCCTGAACTTCCAGCTAATCCTGAGGTTATCGCAATGGTTGCTGATAATATGCTATGGGCTATGCAGAATGGTTGGGAAGATGTATCTGCTGCAGATGTACTACCAACTGTTAAAGCAGAGCTTCAAAATAAGTTCAGATCTATTGCTGGTTCTTTAAAGTCAAATGCTGCTCTTAAAGCTCTTTTAGGTGATGATATTCTTAATAATCTAAGAGAAGAAAGAGTACAACAGGCTAAACAACAAGTTAAAACCCTAAATAACATCAAATCTACTCCAAAACAGGAAGAAGCTAAACAAGAATCTGTTAAAAAGATTAGTTTGAAAGATTTTATGGGAATGTAGTCATTAAAAATGACGTTGTAATATATTGAAATTATTAGAATATTGAATTTTTTTCAATAAAAAACCATTAGTTGTAGAAAAATTTAACAACTATATTAACGAGGAAGTCCCTCTAGCTTACAATTGTAGGCTTATGTCGGCTTCTTGAACCATCTTCATACCCGAAAGGATTGAGGCTCTGTAGTAAAGAATACCTATTAAGACTGAAGTTGTCAAGTGAAAAGTGGATAGAATCGAACTTTTTTTAACGAAATCGTAAGATTTTAACATTTTTTATTTAATTTTAAGGAGTTATAAAATGGCAAACGAAGTAAACACGTTAAACGGTCTTTTTAAGGAAAGATACGCTGACAAAGTAAAACAATTAGTACCTGATCATGTTAAACTTTACAATGCTGTAAAATTTGACACATCTAAAAAAGTTGGTGATAGCTATAATGAACCAGTTGTCCTTTCTTTAGAGTCAGGATTCACTTATGGTGGAGAAGATGGATCTCTTTTCGACCTTAATGATGTTAAAGAATTCAAAATGAAAAAAGCTTCAATCAAAGCTAGAGAATTAGTATTAAGATCTGCTATCTCTATCGGTGCTCTTTCTCGTTCAGCTTCTGACAAGCAATCAATCGAAAAAGCAATGGACCTTATGGTTGGTAACATGCTTAAGTCTGTTTACCACAGATTAGAAGTTCAGATGTTCTACGGACAGTCTGGAATTGGTGTTGTTAAGACTGATATCACTGGTGGTGCTCCATCTGAAGCAGTTGAAATTCAAGACGCTGAATGGGCTGCTGGTATCTGGAATGGTACAACTAACGCTGCTGTTGAGGTATTTAGAGCTGGTTCTCTAGTTTCTGAGTATGAAATCGTTGGATACTCTCTTGCTGATAAAACTGTATCTCTTAAAAAATCTGCTGGTAACTTAGGTGCTGCTGAAATCGCTGAAGACGATGTTATCTATTTCAAAGGTGCTGCTACTGATACAGCTAAAAACGAATTCTTAGGTGTTCACGGAATCGCTAAAGAGTCTGTTTCTCTTTTCGGAATCACTAACACTAATGAACCTCTTTTCCAAGGGTCTACAGTAAACGTTGGATCTGACGCTACAACTGGCGCTGCTATTCTTTCTTTCGCTAAAATCGAAGAAGGTATCGCTGCAATGGTTGAGAAAGGATTAATGGAAGAAGAAGTTTCTTGTTATGTTAACCCTAAGCACTGGAACTCTCTATTAACTGAAATCGACGCTAAGAGACAATATGATAGTTCTTACTCTCCAGCTAAACAAGAGAATGGTTCAAGAGAAATCATGTTCCACGGACAAAATGGTTCAATCAAAGTAATCGCTTCTACATTCGTAAAAGAAGGGTACTCTTACTTAATTTGTGAGAAAGACCTTAAGAGAATTGGTTCTGAAGAAGTTACTTTCAAAAGACCAGATGGTGAAGAGTACTTAGAGCTTATGGAAGGTAAGCACGGTATTGAAATGAGATGTTACACTGACCAAGCTCTTTTCACTGCTAGACCAGCATCTCTTTGTATATTACAAAACATCAAAGTCGGACCTTTTACTCCATAATTCTAATGGACTACAATAAATAGGGGAGGTGCAATGCCTCCCTTTTTTTTATGGTAACTTATTGTTATCATTAGAAAAATAGAAATAATTCCATTTGTAGTTGGAAAATTTAACAACTATATATAGGGGATTATGTCCTTTCTAGAGGGGTTATTAATGTCAAAAAAGCTAACTATAGGTACACAGGTATTCGACTACCCTATTACCGGTAGCTCTAATTACGGTGAAGAAGCCACAGGATGGGCTGAAGCTGCAACAGATGCTATTAAAGAAATTAAGGGACCGGGAGATATATCTACTACCGAAACCATATTAGTTGGATTGGATGGGTTCGTATCTGGACTCCAATTCGACACATCATTTGTTCAAAGAATATCAGTAACAGGAATTATTACAAGAGAATATACATTAGCTTCTGGTAAATCTAGAGAGGTAGAGTCCTTTGTTATAGAGGGGGCATATAACGGTCTTGAGTTTAATATTACTCAGGAATTCTCAGGAGATGATACAGAAGTAGAATTTTACGTCGTTGGTGGACAGTTTAAGTTCACATCAGCAGACGTTACAGATACATTAGAATTAAAAATAAAGTTCAATGCCAAGGCGGTTATTGACGAAGAAGCACTTTAGTAGCTAACCAATAGGTTAGAAACCGGACTTCGTAGATCGAATAAGGGGATTTAAAGGGAGAATAAAATGGCAATTAAAAGAAGAAAGTTCATCGAAGGTATCCGATTAAAAGGATCTACCAATGCTACAGCAGCAGAAGGTGAATTAAGATTAGATCCATCTGCACTTAAATTTAAAGCATACGTTGACGGTGCTGAAAGATCAATCGTAACTGAAGATCAAGCTCAAGACTTAACTAATAAAACAATTGATGCTGATAACAATACAATTTCAAATATAGAAACAGATAACCTTAAAGCTGGGGTTCTAGTAACCGATATAAGCACAGCTACTTCCGATACTGAACTTCCATCAGCATTAGCCGTTAAAACTGCTTTAGAAGGTCAAAATGACGCTGTTGAAATTAATTATACTAGTTTAGATGGTGAAGCAATATCCGATTTTACTGAAGGAGATGGTGTAGATAATGTAAAAGACGCTTTAGATATTTTAGACGAATACTCTTTTACTCTTAGACAAGATTTTGATTCTATCGATGAGTCATTTATTAATCACACCGATCAGTTTGCAACAGGAGCACATAAAGCTTCAAATATATCTAACGCACCTTCTGGTAACTTAGCTGCCACAGACGTTCAAGGAGCCTTAGATGAGTTACAATCAGATATAGATACTAGAGCGTTAGCTGACAATGGAACTATTACAAACGCATCTATTGAAACACCATCTAAGTTGGAAGTAAAGCAAGATACTGAAGCTAACTTAATTACATATGCTAGTACTGCTGATGATGGTCAGATTGTATTCGCTACTGATACTCAAAAAATGTATCAGATTATTGATAACGAACTTGAGCCAATTGGTGGAGGAGGTTCTACTTCTTTCGAGATTAGTCAAACTACTCACGGATTTGCTGTTGGTGATGGTATTTACCATAATGGAACTACTTGGGTTACAGCTCAAGCCGATGACCCAGATACTCTTGCTTATCATGTTGTTGTTCAAGTACCTGATGCTAACACATTTATTGCTGCTGACTTTGGAAGAATTGAAGCTCCAAGTCACGGATTTACAGTAGGTCAATACTATTTCTTATCTGACTCAGTTGCTGGTCAACCTACTATTACTGAACCAAGTTCATTTTCTAACCCATTATTCTATGTTGAAACTGCAGATATTTTACAAATTAAATGCCTAAGACCTGAACAAGTTGGAGCTGATACAAACTTAGATGATATTTCTGATGTTACAGCCTCTACAGCAGTTCAAGATGATTTTTTAAAATATAATGGATCAATCTGGGAACCTTCAAGAGTTACTGAGCAAGTTATTTCACTAGTAGCTGCTGAAGGGTTATCAGCAAGAGATGCTGTTTATGTAAACGCTTCTGGACAAGCTGCTAAAGTTGATGCTGACGATGATAATAAGATCGAGTTTATTGGTTTTGCAAGAGCTTCTGCTTTAATATCAGAATCTGTTGAGATTGTAGTTTCAGGTAAACTTGCAGGATTTTCTGGGCTAACTCCGGGTGAGTTTGTATACGCAGATCCTTCAACTCCGGGTGCTGTTGTTCAATCAGAGCCTACTCAAGCAAATGTTTACTTAATTAAAGTTGGTAAAGCTATCTCAGCTACTGAAATTTTAGTTAATCCTGACCTTGCTGCTAGTGCAGAATTTAACAGAGAAGTTGTTGCAGACCAAACTATTTTAAATAACCAATCTGTTGCACAATCTATTACTGGATTATCTTTTGACGGTGCTACATATAGAGCAGTAGTACTTAGATATGCAATTTACAGAGTAACTGATGATAACGAAGTAGCTCAAACTGGACAATTAAGATTAACATATAAAACAAATGCAGCATCTTGGTCAATTACAGATGATTTTGGTGGAGATGATGCTGGTGTAACTTTTAGTGTAGATGCTACTGGTCAGATTTTATATACAAGTACTGATTTAACAGGAGCTAATTATTCAAGTAGCCTTAAAGTTAACACTGTTGAACTATTTGAGATATAATCGGAGGAATAAATGGCATTAGGAACAAAGCGTAAAGCTGCAAATACATTATCAAAACAACCTTTGGATTTACCTCCAGCAACTGTACATGCTTTCGCTGGAACAAGTGCTCCTGAAGGGTGGGCAATGTGTGATGGATCTGAGGTTAGTAGAACAGAATATGCAGCATTATTTGCTGCAATTGGAACAACATATGGCGTTGGAGATGGATCAACAACTTTTAACTTACCAGATATGAGAGGTGAGTTTTTAAGAGGTCTTGATAACATGGGAACTGCTGCTGGAGCTAGAGGTAAAGATGTTGATGGTACAGCTAGGACAGTTGGTCAAGCACAGTCACATGCTTTCGGTAGTCACAATCACCAAGTTTATGGAACATCTGTAGCTAACTCTGATGGATCTGTACAAACAACTCAGAGAGCAAGGTCATTAGGTGGTCAAAATACCAATTTAGGTGGATATGGTTATAGAAATACTTTTGGCGTATCTGGTGCTCAAATTGTTCAAAACACTGGTGGTACAGAAACAAGACCTGCTAACATGGCAATTAATTATATTATAAAATTATAATAACTAACCCGTGGACAATGAAGCGGAGGAGATTTCATGAAAGACGCATTTAAAGTTAAAAAAGGACTGAATGTTCAGCCTACAGATCCAGCAGACGTAGTAAATCCAGAAGCTGGTGATTTAATCGTCGATAGTACTGACGATAATCGTTTAAAAGTATATGACCCAACCTCATCAGAATTTGCTGCTGTAGGTACTGGTGGTTCTTCTGGTAATATCCTATCAGATATCGAGAAACTTACTCCAACAGTTTCTAACGTAGTCGCTGTTACAGATACTACAACATTCCTACCAATTGATGACAATAATAAATCAGTAAAAGCTACTTTTTCTGGAAGTGATGGTAGCATTAGATATGAAGGTCCAGCTTCTGCAGATCTTGACGGTGTTCAAGGTGTAGTTAAAGTCTGGATTAAAACAGATGTAGAAGGGCTATCTCTAGTTGCTACTAAAGATGGTGTTGCTCAAAACAATGGAGTTACTGTTAATTCTAGTAATAAGTGGAGACAATATGAAATTCCAGTAGTACTAGGTGATGCTGATTATGGATTTGAAATTCAAGCTTCTGGTGCTGTTTCTGGTGATGTATATATTGACGAAGCTTTTGTTAAGGTTGAGGCTGTAATTAGAGATTTAGGTGCAGCGCATTTTGTTGGTAGTGCTAGTTGGTCAGGTTCTACAGGTTGTAACTGGCTTACCGCTAGTTCTACATACGCAGATTTACCAACAAATCCAAGTTGTGCCAACGCTATAGTAACAGGTTCTATTGTTTTAGATGACTTAAAAAGACCTATAATTAAAATACCAAATGCGAGAACAGACGGACACTATGAGTTTTCTTTTAGAGGTGTCATGGGGGCAAATACAGCGTCAATAGCTACAGCAGTATACCAGAGAATTGTTGCTGACGGTGTTCAAATACAAAACGATGATAGGCAATCCGATACTTCAAACTTTTTTCAAGATGCAGTCGGAACTATTAGATTTACATCGGGTGGCTCTAAAACAATATCTATCCAGTTTGCTACTTTAAACGCATCTAATCAAGCTGGTATATTTGCAACTACAGTAAATAGAAGATTTTGGATTTCAGCTAAGTTCTACCCTGACGACAAGTCAACTATTGTTACACAAGATACTGAGCTTACTGCTAAGACTGCGAATGAGTTTAGTTTGACAACTATTGGTGGTAATGTTGTCAGTGAAAACTATGATTGGGTTGTTGGAAATCCTACAAGTTCATCAAATGTATATACATATACAATTAAACCTAACATTTTTACAGTTAATCCTTCGTGTACTTGTACTGCTGGACCTTTTGGCGGCTCTACAGCAGATTATACTTGTAGTGTAAACACTATTAATACTACAACACTTGCTGTTAATATGACTGTAAATGGTGGGGGTGTTTTAACAAGTCACTCTATTCATTGCTCAAAACAAGGCGCGGACGTAAACAAATCAGCAACAATTGTCGGTAAGTTTGAGAATATAAATAGTAGTGATCTTGTAGTTGTCGAGGCTTTTGGAAATACAGGTATTGGAATAACAAGTCTAACAACAGATGTTCAATGGTCTTCTGAAAAAGAAGATGATTACAATGCTTGGAACGGTACTCAGTTTACGTCACCTAGAGATAGCTGTTATGATATTAATGCTGGTGTAAGATCAACAGCAAATACTCAAAGTCAATTAAGATTATATATAAACGGATCACCTAACGGTGTATATAAAGCACCGATGGCATCGTACATTATAAAGAATTACGAATTCGCAAATGTATGTTTAAACAAAGACGACGTTTTATCTTTTAGGTCTGATAGTGGCTATACTTTACAGCCTGACACTTCTTACCATCGACTAGTTATTCAAGAAAGACCGAACACACAGTCAATCATTAAAAACCTAAGCAATCAAAAGGTTGAGTGTCAGACTAAGTATTTAAGTGCAAACGTAACAACCGCTGGTGTTATGTCTGATTTAACATTTAATAATCTTGAAGTTGGTAAAAACTATAAACTTTACAGCTCATTCAGGATAGCAGACTCAAGTACATCATCAAATGAAAAATATGGTGTAATATTAATAAACAATGGTGCAATTACCTTAAACAGTTTGTTTATGAGGGGTTTAAATATAAACAGGATGCAATCATCACCTAGTTCTACAGAATTTTTTAAAGCTACTGACGATACAGTTACTTTTAACGCTTCATTGTTAACAAATGTTCAAGTAGCTGGGGCAGCATCGTATTCAAAAGTAACTCTTTGCGAACTACCAGATACATACGTTGAAACAACTAAATTTTAGAGGTAACAAATGAATAATATACTTAACATTAAACATCATGATCCTAAATACGCAAATATGCAAATATCTGCTAATACTAAACAAGAACTTGATGAATTGGCTCTAAAATTCTGTGAAAGGAGCCAATTTGTCCATTTTAACCAAGATCCAGAGGATGCTCTACTTTCCAGAGAATCTGTCGATCTAGATGGCAGTCCTATCGTTGAATATGCTCATTCTGAGATGTTTTATTTCGAGGAAGTAGACAATACTGAACTAAATGCTAAACTGGCTCAGATCGAAGATTTGAAGCAACAAGAGACTGATTTACTTAAGCTTCTAGCAGATACTGATTATCTAGTAATCCGTGAAGCTGAAACTGGTGTTGCTTTTGATCAAGCTATTAAAGATCAAAGAGCTGATGCTAGGGAAAAAATATCCCAGATTAGACTTGACATAAAAGCTTTAGAAGACTAAACTAAGATTATTTATAAAAAGGAGTTTTAATGATTGATCTTAGTAATAAAGACGACTTAGAAGTACTTAAAAAAGAAGAGTTTTCTGTACTTATGATTTGGGCTGATGGTTGTGGAGTATGTGCTCACGCTAAACCTTTGTATGAAGCTATAGAGCCGAAATTTCCGGCCTTTAACTTCTATAAAATGCAGATGGCAGATGAAAACTACGGTTTTTACAAAAAGTACGAAGAAGAACAAGAAATTGAAGTATCTGCTGTAGATGAAGATGGTGACGCTATCATAGATGCTAGAGGTAATCAGATGAAACGTAAGATTAAGACTATAATTAATGAAGTCCCAAAATACTACGTTTTTCATGGCTCAGAGGCTACTGAAGAAGATGAGTATGGTTTGCTAGGTAAGGTTGATGGACATAATCTGGAGCAGTTAGAAGCGATCCTAGAGCAGATTAAGGCTATGTCTGACGAAGAACAGGAGGTTCAAAATGGGCAAGCTTAAAAGTGGTGCTAAAAGTCTGTTTAATATCGCTAAAAATGCTGCTAAAGGAATAGACCAATCAGTACCAGAAGAAGTGCAAAAAGAACGCATAAGTATTTGTAATAGTTGCGATAAACTAACTATTACTAGACAGTGTTCGGTTTGTTTATGTTTTGTAAATGCCAAATGTAAGTTTAGACAGGAACATTGTCCGCTAGATAAATGGCAAGCTTGGGAACCTAAGTAATTAAAATAAAATAAATATTGCTTTTTATCTGTATTAACTTTTAAAAATTTAACAACTATATATAGAAAAATAGGAGAATTATAATGGGTCTGTCTCTTATACA